CACACAGTACGGGATGGGTGTGAAATGGAGAGAAGCGGAGCAGGTGGAAGAAACGGCAACACAGAGCGTCAAAAGGCAAAAACAGAAACAGGAATACAGACAGCTGATCGACGATGATGGAATATTTGAGGTAGTAAAAGTATGAGTACGACAAGAAGAGAAGTACCAGTCACAAGTATATATGCGAAGGCTGTCTTCACCGGGAATGTCAGCGGAGATGTAACAACAATCACATCAGTAACATTCACGCAAAATGAAGATGATTGGTTGCTGGGCGTAAAAAAAGAAGATATGCCATCAGTTATGATCATTGATGGAAAACAATACAGATGGACAGTGAATTCCTACTTTACATTAAATACCATCGTAGCACAAGGAACATGGGTAAAAAAAGCAACACTGAACATTGGAACAAAGCTGACGATCAGAAAACCATTCTTCAAAATTGTATACGGTCAGAATCCGACACAAGAAGGAACAGAAATGACCTTTTCATTTTATGATCTGGGATCATTTGCACCATACGGATTTGATCCGGGGGCTTCGGAATTTGAAATTGATGGAAAGACGGCAGTTCCTATCAATATAGAAAATGCAAATGAAGATTCGCTGTTTTCCGTGAAACTGTCATCTGATGCAACGTATAGATTCAAGTGGGCGATTGGATCAAAGTCGTATACGCTGGACAAAAAAACGTCCGGAGCGACAAAGATCAATACAAGCTATACCATACCAAAAAGCTGGAATGAAGAGATAAAAAACAGTACAGCGGGATCCTGCACACTTTCGGTTCAGGTGCTGTTTGGATCGCAGGTATATCAATCAAGAGATACTGCGGTGAGGGCAACAGTACCGGATGATTGTGTCCCGGTGATCAATTCCATATCCATTGCGGATACAAAAGGGCGTGTCCCTGCGGCGTGGGGAATGTTCGTGGAACATAACAGCAATATAGCTATTACCGCAGCGAACATCACAAAGTCATACGGTGCGGATATTGTATCAGTCAATATGGAACTGAATGACAGGACATATTATGGAACGCCGTCTGCATTGCCACAGTCATACACACTGGAAGACTACGGGATCATGGATGTGACAGTGAAGATCCGTGATACAAGGGGACGGACGGCAGAAAAAACTGCAAAAGTGACAGTCGTGGAATATAATCCGCCGACGATTCAGGTAGATTCTATGAGGTGCGGGCAGGATGGGACGCTGGAAAATGAAGGTGTATATTTTTTGGCGACGACAGATAGCACATATTCAACCTGTAACGGAAAGAATAAAGCGACACTTCAGATGCAGTATAAACTTTCAAGTCAGGGTGCATATACGTCAGCAGTAAAAGAACTTCCGATCGGAGAAGCAACAACTGTTTGCGGCGGAGATCTGAATACAGAATTTTCATATGATGTTCGTTATGTGCTGAAAGATACATTTAACACAGTGACTGTCATTGACTTCGTATCAACAGCGGTATATGCAATGCATTTTTTACATGGCGGACGCGGCGTAGCTTTCGGATCAAAAGCAACCGTGAAAAATGCAGTGGATTTTACGTTTGATGCGATATTCAGGCATGGGGTGAAATTCATAAAATCAGATGGATCCGAAGTGACAATGCAGCAGATCCTGAACAAACTCGGATTATAGAAAGGAGGGAAGACGGTGGCACTTGGAAAAGTAATTCAGCGAATCGAAATCGAAATGTCAGGCGGGACAAAACAGTATATGGTGTCTGCGAAACAGGGTGATCGGGCGACGAGGTATGTCGAAACCGTATTGCTGGATCATGGGGAACCATACACGATCCCGGCGGGATCCAGCGTCACAGCGTTCATCAGAAAACCAGATAGACACAGGGTATATACACCGTGTGAATTCACGGACAATGTTGTGATGGTAGAACTGGACAGTCAGGCACTGGCAGCAGCGGGAACAGCATTGTGTGAAGTGGAAGTAAAATCTTCAGATCTGATGCAGGTGGCAACATCGGTCACTTTTGAAATAGAGATTGAAGCAAAAGTAAAAGATGAAGATGCGATCGTTTCGGGCGATGAACTTTCTATCTTCGATAAGACAATGAAACAGTATGCTGATCAGGAAACGAAGCGTGTGAACGCAGAAGAAGCTAGAGCGAAAGCGGAAGCAGGTCGCGTGAACGCGGAAAAAAGCAGAGTGTCAGCAGAAAGTGATCGCGTCACGGCAGAACAGGAAAGACAGAAGCAGGCGAAAGAAGTTCTGGACAAGGCAAATGAAGCTGTAAAAATTGCGGGGCAGATCAATGAAGCATCATATATGCTGGATAAAGATGCGAATATCAAATATGCATACGCAATTTATACAGAACGGGGAATCCCGCATCTGGCACTAACACCGATCAATGAGTAAACAGGAGGAAAAGAAGAATGGAAGGAATTGATTTATCATTTCCATCTTATGCACAGCATGAGAGAATGGCGGCGGCACTGGAAGCGATCGCGCTGAATGGCGGACAGAATTCGGCAGAAGCACTTGATGCTGCGTGCAGACAATTACTTGACGGGACAAATACAACACGGGTTTTCTGGTCATGGTATCCGCGCGCGCTGGCAGCAGGCGAAACAGACAAGTATAAATTGCTTTCAAGGTTTGCAACAGCAGCAGCACAGGCATGGAATGGAAAGACGTACACACTGCGAAGCTATGATCCGTCAGTATCAGGAATAACAAAAATGACACCGATGGATGATCTGGCAGATAAAGCGGCAGCACAGCTGTGTACAGAAAATACTGAAGCGATCGAAGACTGGGCGGATGAAGATCCGATGACATGGTATATCAGAGCAAACGCGCTGTCACTGGAAGACGGAACCATGAATATCACATATTTTGAAGGTGAAGATGGTTTTGACATCACTGGCGAAGATGCGCCAGTATATACATTTGCGCTTGCATTATGGATTAAAGAATGGAATGACGGTGCATATGATTATATTTCATTCAGAACAACAAGGGGATCCGGCTATTATCCAGATGCGGGGGATGTGGATCCGAAAAATAAAAAGCGACCGATCACATGGCACGCAACATTCCCCGGTGGTCTGGACAGCAAAGGCGCATTGACATCCGGCGCAGGGATCAAGGCATATAACTTCGCATCAGCAACGGCGGGGATCCAGAAGGCACGACAGAAAACAATTTATGAAGGACTGTGGAATGACTGCGATACAAGATGGATTCTTCGTATGTGGCAGTTAAGACATTTTGATCTGGAAAACTCAAACATCGCTGAAGGATGCACAAGTTACAACTATCAGTACATGGTAGCGTTGCCGGAAGAAAATGTGAAAAGGGTTCTTCTGTCTGCAAGTCAGGCAGCAGGATTCATTGTCGGATCCACGGTATCGGTTGGCGATATGGGCGCACAGTCGAATAAAGACAGATGGAATGCATGGATGCGTAACCTTGCGGATCTGGTGAAAGTATCTTCAATCGAAAAAGTAACAGTAAATGGAACAGAATACACAGCGATCAATCTTGACATCAGCGGAACGATCACAACGACAGCAACAACGTGTATTTCAACTATGCCGTGGCATTCGGGCGCAACAGAAGCATTGCCGGGACATAAAGACGGATGCACATTCAGCCTGACAGCAGGAAAGACACCGCTTCGTGTTGCTGGTGTAGAAGTTTTGGATGGATCATATACGATCGGGCTGGATCCACTGTATGACACGACTGCAAATGAAGCAGGAGGATTTGATTATACTGTGTATCAGTGCCGCGACAGTCAGAAACTGTCGGGATCAATCACAGCGGACTATGAAGATACAGGTATTGTATATTCCGGTATGCCGTCCGGATGGAACTATGTGAAAGCATTTATCAAGTCAAAGTTGGGTGTGCTGTTTCCGAAGCTGATCGGCGGATCTTCAACGACTTATTTTAAATCGGCTTTCTGCGGTACCTCCTCCGCCGGGGTTCGCTGCCCGTGGCGTTTTGCGAACTTGAACAATGGCGGGAATGCTGGTCTGGCTGCGGAGAATGGCAACAATGCGCCGGGTAACTCGAACTGGAACAGTCGTCCGCGAATTTATGTATTTATGAAGGCAGGTGAAAACTTGCTGAAATGCGTCTGTATATCCGCGCATAAGCGAAAATCAGTAAAACCGGAAGCCGGGAAACTGGCATGTATAACCGCGGGTTATGCGTGCGGCAAGTAGTAACAAGACGGATCCTGATTCAAGGATCTGTCGCAACCGAAAGCCGCTTCACACATAAAGTAAAAATAAGATGGCACATAAAAAGAGATATAAAAAGTTAAGCAGACAGCTGTGCGAACAGGCAGTTGTCGAATGTTTCAAAGGAAAATGGAGAAGAAACGATGTACTGACGTTTATTGAAAAGTATGCAGGAATTCCACGCGACGATATAAAAATAGATGATTTATCCGGATCGTGGAAGTACAAAAATGAAGCTGTTGAAGCGATTGGCTTGGCAATGCTTGGGATTGTGGAAGATCTGGTCGATCACGGAATAGAACCGGACGATATGGAACCAGTGACGATCCGGCAGCGTCCGGATGGAATGACGGGAAAGATCAGGGACATTGCACTGCTGTGTATTATGCATCAGCTGATCGGTCATATTACGAAACTGATGATAGAACCATTGATTCAGGCGCGATTGCTTCCAACGCAACATGCAAGCATTCCGGGACACGGGCAGACAATGCTGAAAGATCAGATGTTGCGTTATTTCCTGAAGGAATCGCTGGGAATTGAATATGTGAGAAAAACAGATGTTGTACATGCATATGCTTCACTTCAATACGATGTATGTATAGAACTGGTGATGATGGAAATTCCGAAAGCAAGATATGCGATCGGGCTGCTGAAATATTTAAAGAGCGTCGCACCGGGCGGACATCTGATCATCGGCGGGTATCTTGATGCATGGCTCTTTAATTTTGCGATGTCGTATGCGATCCGCTATCTGTATACACTGGGATCGACGCGAAGAGGAAAAAAGATACCGTATGTTATACGCTGCGGAACATTTATGGATGATTTTTCGATAGGATCCGGATCCATAAAAGGAGAACAGCGGGCAGTAAAAGCATTGGACAAGTGGATGACAAAGAATCAGCACTTGCAAATAAAAGAAACGACAGGAATTATCAAGCTGTTGCCGATTGAAGAAGAAAAGCGAAGGCGGAACCTGCCGCGTCCGGGGCAAAGGGGCGTACCGATGCTGGACATGGCAGGATACAGAATCAGCAGAACACACATCACGATCCGGCGGCGCGTATTCAAAAGGGCAAGACGACAGCTGATCCGTGGATATAGAGAACTGAAGCGTGATGGAACACTGCGCCGTGAACGGGCGCAGAAGATAATATCGTATAACAGCTATATTGAACAATCTGATTCATTCCATTTACAAGAAAGATACCACACGGAAGAACTGCTTCAGGTGGCGCATTGCGTAAATGGATTCTATGGACAACTGGAATATCAGAAAAGAATGGAGGAATTGCATGATTTACTTGAACGTAGATGCAGATCAGAAGCCGGAAAAGGTAATGATGGAAAATCTTCCGGGTGGCGCAATGACCGTCAGGATGGCGGACAATATCAAGGAATACCGTCAGGAAGACGCAAAGGATCGGAAGATGTACCGTTTTGATGAAGTAGTGTTTGAACTTCCGGCGGACAGTACGATCACGACAAAACAGATCGAAGATGACTTTGAAAAATACTGGGAGTACGGGAAGACTGATCAGGCTGGAAAAGACGAAGACATGAAAGATGATGAACCGGATCCGGAAAGCGGGGGAATGACGCGGGCAGAAATGACTGTTGAAATTCAGAAACTTCAGGAATCCTGCCTGCTGGAAATGTCGGAGCTTGTATATGCTTAATTTTGTTAGGCATTCAATATACAAAATTTTATTCGGGAAGGAGGGCGAAACGATGATGGCTATGTTATGGGCGCAGAAGATCATGTATGCGGAAACAAAAGAAGAAGCGATTGCACTGTACAAAAGAGTGCCGCGTCTTCTGAAAGATAAGGTCGAACAGATCCTGATCGAAAGTGGATGCGAAGAGCTGATCAAAGAGAGCGAAGAGCAGTAAGGAGTGGCAGACATGGGCGAAGTGAAGGAACCGTATGAAGGCGGAACCGGAAGTCTGCTGGAAATCGTCGATATGATGTGCGACGTAACGGAAAAGCTGGCAGACATCGTCAGAAAACAGGCTGTCCTGATCGAGCAGGAGAGGATCGCGGGCGCGGTCTTCCCTGCCGATCTTTCGGAAGAAAGAAAACAGGCAGAAGATGATCTTGACAGGATCGAAATGAAACTAAGGAGGATATGACATGAAAGAAGGAATCTGCACTGCTGTTGGAGTAGTAGGAAGCGCGATTGCAGCTGCTTTCGGTGGATGGGATCAGGCACTTGTGACGTTGGTGATCTTTATGGTGATTGACTATTTATCGGGGCTGATTGTTGCGGGAATTTTTCATAACAGCAGAAAAACGGAAAACGGAGCGTTGGAAAGCAGAGCCGGATGGAAGGGGCTGTGCAGAAAAGGTGTGACATTACTGTTTGTGTTGATTGCATACCGTCTGGATCTTGCGCTGGGCGTAAATTATATTCGCAATGCAGTGATCATTGGATTCATGGCAAATGAATTGATCAGCATCACGGAAAATGCCGGACTGATGGGAATTCCACTTCCGACAGTGATCCAGAATGCAATCGAAGTTTTGACACGAAAAGCATCTGTGTCAAAGGATGGTGAACAGTAATGAAAAAAGAATATCTGACAATTTTAACCAACATTATAGGCGGCGTGGAATCTGGCGGGCAGACATATGGAAAAAGAAAATATGGTGCGTATGCCGGAAAGGCAGCAAATGCAGACAATGAAAAAACGTGTACATTAGGCTGGGCGCAAAATTATGGGAATGAAGGTCGAAGATTGTGTCAGATGATCCTGAAGGCAGATCCGAAAGCCTTCAGGACTGCTGACACAGCAGGAATCGAAAAGAAACTGTCAGTAGACTGGGAAGCTACAAGATGGAATCCGACAGCAAAAGAAAAAGCTGCATTGATTGCGATTATCACAACGGATGCAGGAAAGAAGTGTCAGGATGATTTATTCAAGGAACTGATGGAAAAATATATCGCTGAAGCTGAAGCATACGGCGTTGATAATATACAGGCACAGATGATGTGGTGCGAAGTAGAACATCTTGGTGGTTCAAAACCAGTAAAACGAATTTTTGCGAGAGCGAAAAAGCCATACACACCTGATACAGTGTATGCATCGCTGATCTTAGATCAGAAGGATACAAGCAATGATAATCAGGTGGGGGATAAAAAGTTTGAAAGCAGACATCAGTGTTGCGTGCGGTGGATTAAACAGTATGTTGTGGACAATGTGGATAAATCAGGGGAAGAAGGTACAAAAATGTATTCAAGACAGGCGGTTGTGGATCTGGTAGAAAGCTGGATCGGAAAAAATGAAGCGGATGGATCATATAAATCAATTATTGATATTTACAATAGTTTCACAGGTGCATTCCCGCGCGGGACAAAAATGGCGTATGGATGGGCGTGGTGCGCTTGCACTTGGTCAGCACTTGCCGTCGCGTTGAAATATACGGCAATTATGCCGATTGAAATCAGCTGCTATTATCTGATTGAAAGAGCGAAGCAGATGGGCGTATGGGAAGAAAATGACGCACACGTTCCGAAGCTGGGCGAAGCGGTGCTGTATGATTGGCAGGATAACGGCGTGGGCGATAATACCGGAACACCGAATCATGTTGGAACGGTTACATATGTTAATCAGGCAGCAGGATATTT